TCGGGTGAAACCATGCGCAAGCCGGGTTCTCCCGGCGCTCCTACTGCCAAAGCCTTCAAGCGTTCTGCGCTGACAGCAAAGTAAGCCATGACCACATCCGGCACCGCTACGTTTAATCTCGATCTTGCAGAGATCGTGGACGAATGCTTCGAGCGGTGCGGCTCCGAGGCCAGATCGGGATACGACCTTCGTACAGCGCGTAGATCGTTAAATTTGTTGCTGACGGACTGGGCAAACCGGGGGGTGAACCTGTGGACTGTGGAACAAGGACAACAAGTCCTTACCGCTGGCACAAACACGTACACGCTGCCCGCTGACACGGTAGACCTGATTGAGCATGTGATTCGCACGGGCGCAGGAAACGTCTCCACGCAGACTGACCTGACCATCACCCGCATCAGTGTTTCTACCTACTCGTCCATCCCAAACAAGCTCCAGTCTGCAAGGCCGATCCAAATTTGGATCAACCGCCAAGCCCCTGCTCCGCAGTTTACGGTGTGGCCTACGCCTGACAATTCTCAGACATACACGCTGGTGTATTGGCGTTTGCGCAGGATTCAAGATGCGGGCGCAGGAGGAACGTACACACAAGATATCCCGTTCCGTTTCCTGAACGCACTGGTGGCAGGGCTGGCTTACTACCTGTCCATGAAGATTCCTGGCGCTATGGAGCGGATGCAGGTATTGAAGGCTCAATATGATGAAGCCTGGGACCTTGCTTCAACCGAAGATAGGGATCGCAGTGCAGTACGTTTCGTCCCAAGACAGATGTCTATAGGATAAGCCATGCCGTACCGCAAGAAGCATTTTCTGGAGATGTCTGACCGAGAGCGTGAGGCTCGGCGTGCTGCGGACATGAACCGCAATGGGCGGGATGCTATTGATGGGTACTACCCTGAAGTTGGCATGTTGCTGCCGATTAGCAGAACTCCAAACATCATGCGTGCGGGCGGACCTGTTAGGATGGTGAAGCCTGACCGAGGAGTCAGTGAAGCCAAAGAAGCGGCCAACAAAATCAAGTACGACACTTTGCTGCGACAAATTGTGCAGGAAAAGCCCGAAGAAGAAAAAGAGTACAAGAAGGGTGGAGTTGTAAAAGTTCGTGGCAGTGGGTGTGAGAAGCGAGGCAAGACGCGGGGTAAGTTTGTATGAGCAACCGCTTTGCAAACGGCGCAAAGGCATTCGGCTACTGCGATGTCTGCGGGTTTCGTTTTGACCTCAAAAAGCTCAAGAATCTCGTAGTCAAAACCAAGCAAACACAGATTAAAGCGTGTCCCCAATGCTGGACCCCAGATCAACCTCAATTACAACTGGGTATGTACCCAGTCAGCGACCCCCAGGCCATCCGCGATCCCCGGCCAGACACGAACACTTGGTACTCGTCCGGCGTGACTGCTACGGGCTCGTTCGGCGGGGGTAGCAGGGTGATTGAGTGGGGCTGGGCACCGATAGGCGGGTCCAGTGGTTTTGATGCGCCCCTGACGCCAAATAGCTTGGTCGGGCAGGGATATGTTGGTACAGTTACCGTGTCCGTTTCCTAAGGAGCGATGATGGAAAAAGCAATGCGCAAAGTTGCCAAGCAAGAAGTTGGCAAGCACGTGAAAGCCATGCACAGCAAAGGCTTCAAGAAGGGCGGTCCCACCTCTGAGGACCGTATGCGCTTGGGCAAGAATCTGTCCCGCGCTGCCAACCAGAAGACGGGGTGAAACATGGGCAAGATCACAAAACTTCCTCCGGCCAAGCAGGCATACCCGCAAGGTCCGGTCAACCCGCGTGACCTCTGCGTGGTTGTGGGCAACATCTCCAGGGAATCCGCTCCGGGGCCGAAGACCTCCGGGATCAAGCAGCGTGGATCTGGTGCTGCTACTCGCGGTTTCATGTCTCGTGGGCCGATGGCGTAATTTGGAAATTTTTGGCGGGAAGCCCAAAAAGTGAACTACACCGAGTTGCAGACTGCCGTTGAGGACAGCACGGAAAATACGTTTTCCGCGACAGACTTTGCGCTTCTGACGAAGCTCGCAGAGCAGCGCATCTACAACTCGGTGCAACTTCCCAATTTGCGGAAGACATCAAACCTCACGCTGACCATCGGTAATCCGTTGCTTGTAGTGCCGACAGACTTTCTGTCTGCGTTTTCCTTTGGGGTTACATCGGGCACTACGTTCAGTTTTTTGCTGAACAAAGATGTGAACTTCATGCGGGAGGCTTTCCCAAGTTCAACCACAACGGGGACGCCACAGTACTACGCCCTGTACGGGACGCAGACCGGCACTCCGCTGGTGCAGTCTTTCCTGCTTGGCCCCACGCCCAACGCTGCGCTGACGGCTGAACTGAACTACTTCTACTACCCCGAGAGCATTGTCACTGCATCGACTACATGGTTGGGTAATAACTTTGACAGTGTGCTGTTCAACGCAGTTATGCTGGAAGCGGCCCGGTTCATGAAGCAAGAGCCTGACATCATGCAGATGATGGACAAGGAGTACATGCAGTCCTTGGCGCTGTTGAAGAACCTGGGTGACGGGAAAGACAGGCAGGACAGTTATCGCTCGGGGCAGGTACGAACACAGGTGAACTAAATGGCTCTGGTACAAACGCTATGCTCTTCGTTCAAACAGGAGTCATGGCTGGGTATCCATGATTTGGATACCGACGTTTTGAAGATGGCGCTCTACACGAGCGCCGCTTCTCTTGGTGCAGACACCACGGCCTACACCCTCACAGGTGAAACGTCTGGCACAGGCTACACCGCTGGGGGCGAGATCCTCACCAATGTCCAAGTGCTTCTTTCTGGCACCACGGCGTATGTGACGTTTGACAATCCGGCGTGGCCGGGTTCTAGTTTTGTCACCCGTGGAGCGTTGATCTACAACTCCACCAAGGCAGACCGTGCGATTGCGGTGCTGGACTTTGGGGCTGACAAAACTGCCGGCCCAAATTTCACGGTACAGCTTCCGGTTGCTTCTGCCACCACGGCAGTCATTCGATTTGCTTGAGGTAAAAAATGCCATCTTCATATACCACCTCGCTGCGTCTTACGCTTCCTGCTACGGGTGAACTTTCGGGGCAGTGGGGCAGCACGGTAAACACGGGGATTACTGAACTGCTTGATGCTGCGGTTGCAGGTACGGCGTCGATCTCTACGTGGGGTGGAGCGGGTGTTGCGTACACGCTGAGCAACAATTCTGGCACTGCAGACGAAGCACGCCGGATGTTCATCGTGGCCACAGGCACTCCGGGTGAGGCCAAGAACGTCATCTGCCCTGCCGTCAGTAAATTTTACGTGTTCAGGAACGACACTACGGGCGGCTTTGCTCTGACGCTGAAGACGCCAAGCGGCACAGGTATTTCTGTCCCAGCGGGCCAGTACAAGTTCCTGTACTGTGATGGGACCAATGTAGTTGAAACGTTTAACTCTGCCGGGGCCTTGACCCTGAGCGGAGCGTTGACAGTCAACGGAACAACCACACTGGCGTCTAACCCGACTCTTTCCGCAGGCACTGCCAACGGCGTGGCCTACCTGAACGGCAGCAAGGTGCTGACGAGCGGGAGTGCGCTGACGTTTGATGGGACGAACCTCGGGATTGGGACGAGTTCGCCAAGCACAAAACTGGAAGTGTACGATGCGTCTACTGGCGCTCTCCTTACTTTTAATTCCAACACTAACGGTTCGGCTCGCGGACTCCTTTGGCGTAACGCCGGAAGCGCAAATAACTTTGGGTCAATTACTGCCGACTATACAAGTGGAGTCATTACATACGATGCTGGACTAGCCGTTTACGCAGGCCTACACGTATTTCGAATTGGCACAGGTGGCGAGGCCATGCGCACCAGCGGGGGTAACCTGCTGGTGGGGACGACAACTGATCCCGGTGGCCTTAACACCCGACTGGCTGTAGACCACACTGGTTCTGATTATGGTTTGACGCTCAACACAGCAACTTCTGCTGGCCCAAATCTTCTTCAATTTAGAAACAGCAATAGCAACGGCGAAGCGCGGCTGGTGAACAACACTGGCGGGCCACTCACGTTCTATCGCAACCCTACCACCGAAGCTGCCCGCTTCACGAGCGGGGGTGATTTCATACCAATAGTGCAGACAGCGGCACCTACGCTCACCAGCAACCAGCAGATGGTGTTTACGCTCACCAGCAACACAAACTTGCGCATATCTGTCCGCGGAACGGACGGGACAACTCGCGTGGCAAACATTACTTTGGCATAAGGAACCAACCATGAACTGGACCATCTCTTCCCTCGACCACACTCTCCCCGAGTGCTGCGTGACCACTGCCCACTGGCGTGTTTCAAAGACCGACGGCGCAGCCTCTGGCAGCGTCTACGGCACGATCTCGTTGCCGCACAAGGATCACGACGCCCCCGACTTCATCCCCTACCAAGACCTGACCGAGGCGCAAGTCATTCAGTGGGTCAAGGACCAGATGGGTGCCAACCAAGTCGCTGCGTATGAGGCCGCAGTGCAATGGCAGATCGACGCCCAGATCAAGCCCACCCACGCCTCTGGACTTCCTTGGAGCAACTGATGAACGAACCCAAGATCACTCTCAACGATCTGTCTGTCAACGACATGAACGTGCTGCTCGCTGGCCTGGGCAAGCTGCCGCTGGACGCTGCATATCCGGTGTTTATGAAGGTCAAGGCGCAAGCTGAAGCGCAGATCACGGCACCCGAGCCCGCTGGCCTGAGCGACTGACATGGACTTCGCAACTGCCGTTAAACACGTATTGCTCTCAGAGGGCGGCTACGCCGACCATCCGCTCGACCCCGGGCGTGAGACCATGTACGGAATCACCAAATCCGTAGCCAAAGAAGCGGGCTACACAGGTGACATGCGGCAGTTGCCCATCGACCTCGCCAAGAAGATCTACAAGGCGCAGTACTGGGACAAGGTGCGGGCAGATGAACTGCCCCCTGCCGTTCGGTACGCTGTCTTCGACGCTGCGGTGAACTCTGGTATCCGGCAGTCTACGATCTGGCTGCAACGGGCACTGAAGGTCGCCGACGACGGTATCATCGGCCCCAAGACACTGGCCGCTGCACGAGCCGCGCAACCCGACGCGCTGAGGATGCGCATACTGGCGCAACGCCTGCGGTTCCTGACCAACCTAAACACGTTTAACACATTCGGCAGAGGCTGGACCCGGCGTGTGTGCGACATCATGGAGATATAAATGGACCCACTAACTGTCCTCGCAGCGTTCGGTCCTCTCGTTGTAGACCTGGGGAAATCCCTCATCGGCAAGTTCATCCAGACCGACGGCTACAAGCCCGTCAACGTGGACGAGTACGTCAAGATGCGGCAGTTTGACGTTGACATGTTCAAGGCGCTCAACGAGGCTGGTGGGGCCAATCCGTCTTACCCGTGGGTTGAGGCATGCGTGCGACTCATGCGCCCCGGCGTGGCGATAATTGTGCTCGGCACATGGGCAACGCTTAAACTTCAAGGACAGTCTAGCGATACAGTGGACAACTTTTCTGCAGCAGTAGGTTTCTATCTGTTCGGCGACCGTACACTGTTTTACTCACGTAAGGCATCC